CCCCAGCGTGGCAAAAACTCCCCACACCCCCTAAAAGTCCTATAAATAGCCATTTCTGGAGGTGATTGCATGGCGGGACCAAGGCAACCTATCGAGTTAGTTATTACAAAAGGTAAAAAGCACCTAACCAAGGCGGAAATAGCACGCCGCCGGGCGGAGGAGGCGCAGCCCAACACCGACGACATGACCGCCCCGGCATACCTGACCGCAGCACAAAAAAAGCGGTTTGACAAGCTGGCGGGACAGCTCCAGAAAATCAAGATCATGGGAGAGACCGACACGGAGACCCTGGCACGGTATGTCACCGCCCAGGAGCTATACGAGCAGGCAGTAAAGACCCTGCGCACCGTCCAGAAGCAGATGCCCAAAGGACCGGACGCAGACCCCGCCGACCTGGTGGCATGGGCGGAAATGCTGGACAAGCTGGACAAGCGGCAGGACAGGTATTTTAAACAGGCGCACACCGCCGCCTCTGCCCTGGGTCTGACGATCTCCAGCCGCTGCAAACTCCAGGTGCCGGTATCCGACGAGGCACCGCCCCCCAACAAGTTTGCAAGGTTCGGCGGCAAAGCGGCAGGCGGTGACGAGTAGTGGACAGAGTGACAGCATACGCCCGCCGAGTTGTGGCGGGGGAGGTATTCTGCGGAGAGCTGCACCGCCTGGCGTGCAAGCGTCACCTGCGTGATCTGGAGCGGCAACGCTCCGAGGAGTTCCCGTACTACTGGGACGCAGAAGCGGCGGAGCGGGTGCTTGACTATGCGGAGACCCTGACGATCGCAGAGGGCGACGAGCCCCGCCCGGTCCGTCTGATACCCTCCCAGGCATTTGACATCGGGTGCACCTTCGGGTGGTACAAGGTCGCCAACGGTGCCCGCAGGTTCCGCAGGCGGTACAAGAGTATCGCCCGCCAGAACGGAAAGACGTTCGAGAACGGTATTATGGGCACTTATATTGCCGGGTTCTCCGGATACTCCCACGGTAAGCTTTTTACCGTTGCCACCAAAAAGAGGCAAGCCCGCCTGGCGTGGGAGGAGATGGCTAAATTTGTGACGGTGGACAAAGACCTGGGCGAGCTTTTCCAGGTCAAGGACTACAAGTCTACAATCATAGCGACCGGGACCGGCTGCACGGTCGAGGCACTGAGCCGAGAGGCGGGGCTGGATGATGGTTTCCGGTCGATCTTTAGCAGCATTGACGAGCTGCACCAGCACAAGAACAACAAAGTTTATAAAGCTATTTACAACGGCACCCGAGCCCTCAAAGAAACATTAGTTTCCATGATTACCACGAGAGGCGACAATCTGAACAGCTTTTGTAAAGAGATGGACGACTACGCCGTCAAGGTTTTAAAGGGTTTGACATCGGCAGAGGATTTTTTTATAGACATTTTCTGCCCGGACCCGGGGGACGACCTCTGGGACGAGAGGACCTTGCAAAAAGCGAATCCGTTTTTATGCACGGACCCGGAACGCCTGGAGACGCTCCGGCAAGACGCACAGACCGCCCGGGAGATGGGCGGCGCAGAGCTCCGGGACTTTGTGACAAAGTGCCTCAACATGTGGGTTAAAAACTCCGACGACAGCTTTGTAAACCCGGACCACTGGAAAGCCTGCGGAACGCCCCGCAAGCTGTCCGAGATCGTGGAGGAGTGCCGGGAATGCTGGGTAGGTCTGGACCTGTCCAGCGGCGGCGACCTTACGACCCTGGCTTTGGAATTTCCGTTAAAAGGCGGGCGGTACTATGTGTATAGCCATAGCTTTATGCCCCGGGGGCGGCTGGAGGAGCACATGGAAACGGACCTGGCACCCTATGACCTGTGGGAGCAGCTGGGGCTTATAACCGTAACCGGCGGGAGCTCCGACTACCTCAACGACTACAAGTTTATTATTTCCCACCTGGCAGAGCTGCGGGAGCGGTACGGGCTGACGTTTAAGGGTATCGGCATAGACCCGCACAACGCCGCCGGCGTTATGCAGGACCTGGAGGCGTTCGGGTGCCCTGTGGTGACGATCACGCAGAGCGCACGAAACCTCAACGACGCTACGGTAGCAGTGCAGCTCCTGACAAAGGGCGGGCAGATCGAGTACGACCAGGGCAACGAGCTTTTGACCTGGAGCGTCACGAACGCCGCTATAGTCCGAAACAGCTTTGACGAGATCAAGGTGGATAAAAAGCCGGGGGCACGTTTTAAGCGTATCGACCCGGTGGACGCAATGATAGACGCACACGCCCTCATGCTCATAACGACCGGCGGAGAGACTGCGCCGTACTACGACAACGCCCTGGCGGAGTATCTGGACATGATGGGCTGGAACCAGTAAGGAGGTGAGAACATGACATTTAAGCAAAGGCTAAAAGCCGCAGCGTCCGCCCTGCGTGGCAAGAGTGCCACGGCGGAGGACATGAGCCTCAACCAGCTGCTGGACTGGCTGGGCGTGCAAAGGGGCTTGACCGGCGAGGCACTGAGCGAGGCGACCTACTTTGCCTGCCTTAAGGTGCTATCCGAGAGCCTGGGCAAGCTGCCCATGAAGGTGCAGCAGTACACCCCCGGGCGTGGTATCCGTGTAGCCCGTGAACATCCGTTCTATCGTATGCTCAACGAACGCCCCAACCGGTACATGACGGCGAGCACGTTCTGGGGCACTATGGAGCTGTGCAGAAACCACAAGGGCAACGCCTACGCATGGATTGACACCAGAGACCCGGCACGCCCGCAGCTGTGGGTAATGGACCCCGGGGCGGTGCAGGTATGGTACGACAACGCCCGAATCCTGGGCGACCAGCCCGACCTGTACTACCGCTGGAGCACTCCGGGCGGCGTGCGCATCCTGGGGTCTGAGGAGGTCCTGCACTTTAAAAGCCATATGACCTTTGACGGGCTGACCGGGGTTAGCGTATGCGACCAGCTGGCGAGCACCATTAAGGGCAACGTGGAGGCGCAGGGTATGCTCAACGCCCTTTATAAATCCGGCATGACCGCCAAGAGCGTGCTGCAGTACACCGGCGGACTGAACCCCGAGAACGTCAAGACGTTCCTGCGGGAGTTCCGCAAGTACACCACGGACGCAGGCAACCAGGCGGGCGGCGTGGCGGACGTTGTACCGCTGCCGGAGGGCTTCACGCTGACCCCGCTCAACATCAAGCTGGCGGACAGCCAGTTCCAGGAAATCAAGCAGTATAGTGCTTTACAGATCGCCTCCGCCTTTGGCGTTAAACCGTACCAGGTGGGTGACTATACGAAAAGCAGCTATGCAAGCGCAGAGGCGCAGCAGCTGTCCTTCCTGGTGGATACGCTTTTGTATATCGTCAAGCAGTACGAGGAGGAAATCGCCTACAAGCTGCTCAACGATAGAGAGGAGGCGGACGGCTACCACGTCAAGGTGGCAACGGGCGTACTCCTGCGCACAGACCCCAGGACGCAGACGGAGACGCTCCGAGAGGCGGTCAATGCGGGACTGCGTACCCGTAACGAAGCCCGGGAGCTGCTGGACCTGCCGGCAATGCCGGGCGGCGACATCCTGACCTGCAACGGGGCGACCATCCCTGTGGAGATGGTGGGCGCACAGTACGCCCAGCCGGAACCGGAACCGGCGGAGGAGCCGGAGGACGAACCCGCAGAGGATGAGGAGGAGACCCCGGCAGAAGAACCGGAGGAAGAACCGGACGACACAGACGGAGAGGAGGACAAGGCATGGAAGAAAACAAGATTGACGAAACGACAGCCCCGGGCGTAGTCCATAAGGCAGCGACCCTGGAGCCGGCGACCGTCACCGAGGAGGAGCTTAAGGCAATCAACAAGCACACGCTCCAGCCGCTGACCGCTGAGGAGGTTTTTACTTTTAAGGCGGTACTTTGCGACAACGACGTGGACCGAGCCCACGAAAAATTCACGGTCAAGACATTACAGGACCTGCAAAAGCTTTTTGTGGGCAAGCCGGTAATCAAGGACCACACCCACAGAGCGGACAACCAGGTGGCGAGAATCTACCGCACCGAGCTGGCGCAGGGTGCCCGCACCATCAAGGGCGGCGAGCTGTACACCCAGCTGGTGGCGCATTGCTACATGGTTAAAACGGCGAGCAATGCCGACCTGATCGCCGAGATCAAGGGCGGAATCAAGAAGGAAGGCAGCGTGAGCTGCTCCGTGGATAGCGTTATTTGTAGTATCTGCGGCAGCGACAACCGCAAGCAGTATTGCCAGCATTTCCCCGGCAGAAACTACGCCAAGGAAGGCAAGGCGGAAACATGTGTTTTCCAGCTGGCGGGCGGTCGTGATGCCTACGAGTACAGCCTGGTGCCGGTACCCTGCCAGCGCAAGGCGGGCACCTGCAAGAGCTACACGGGCGAGACCGTGTACGCCGAGGAGTTTAAAGACCTTGACCCGGACAAAAGCCCGGGCGAGATAGAGGCGAAAGCCCACGAGCTGGAGCTCCGCCGCAGACTGAGCGAGGCGACAGCAAAGAACACAAACACAAACAACGAGGAGGAGTAAGGCATGACCAAGAAAATGAGAGAGCTCCAGGCGGCAATCCTGGAAAAGTCCGCAGCGGCTAAGGCACTGCTGGACGGCGAAACAAAGGACCTCACAAAGGCTGAGGCACTCCTGGACGAGGTGGACAGCCTCCAGAAGGAGCTGGACCTGCTGGCAAGAGCAGAGAACCAGAAGAAGGGCGCAGTGCCCGAGGACATGACACCGGCAGAGCCTGAGAAGGCGGCGGACGGCTTCAAGGCTATTTCCAAGATGCTGGGCAAGAAGCAGCTGACCGAGGCAGAGAAAGCCCTGGTATCTGGCGAGAATGCGGCGGACGGTGAAAATTTCCTCATTCCGGAGGACGTGAAGGTAGCTATTAACGAGCTCCGCAAGACCTACATTTCCGCAAAGTCTCTTGTAACCGTAGAGACCACCGACAGCCTGACCGGTTCCACAAACTGGGAGAGCGGCAGCCCTGCGGGTCTGGCAGCGTTTGACG